TCCTTCAACGTCAATTAGGGTAAAACCTAACCAAACTCCAATTACAGAAGATGCGGCTGAACTTGAATCAATTACAGAATCACAGAAAGACATTACTGAAATCTATCAGGAACTTTCTTATGATGATTTGACTCAAGCACTAAATGATTATCTTAATGGTGGTTCAACTGAAACTAAAAGTAAAGAAGAAACACCTAAAACAGATAGTCCTGTACCTAACGCAGTTAGTGATACTAAAGAAACATCAGCAGCATTTGATGATTTATTCAATAGTTAAATAAAAAACAAGATCGTGGGTGGCAGTCTACAGATCGAAGACCAGAGTTGGCTGTTATTGTACGCCTAACCACCCACATTTTTACTAACAATAAAATTGGAGATAATTTATGTCAACAAGAGATGAATTAGCTGGTGTTTTAGCTGACACTTTAAATAAACAATTCAAGGATATGAAAGTAGCATATTTTTTGGATGGTACAGATATAACACCTACTGATATAAAAGATTTCGTATCTACCGGTTCTACTATATTAGATTTAGCAATATCAAATAAACCTAACGGTGGAATAGCTGTAGGTAGAATTACAGAAATCAACGGATTAGAGTCAAGTGGTAAATCACTACTTGGAGCTCATATCTTAGCTGAAACTCAAAGACGAGGTGGAGTAGCTGTATACATTGATACTGAAACTTCAGTAAGTCCAGAATTTCTTAAAGCGATAGGCGTTGAAGTAGATAGTATGTTATATTTACATTTGGAAACTGTTGAAGATATATTTGAAGCAGTTGAAGAAATTGTTGTAAAAGTTCGTGAATCAGATAAAGATAGGTTAGTAACCATTCTTGTAGATTCACTTGCTGCAGCAACTACTAAAGTTGAGTTAGAAGCCGATTTTGATAAAGATGGTTGGGCTACTGCTAAAGCAATTATTATATCAAAAGCGATGAGGAAGATTACTCAAATGATTGGTAGAGAAAAGATAGCTTTAGTATTTACCAATCAACTTAGACAAAAACTCGGTGTAATGTTTGGAGACCCTTGGACTACAAGTGGTGGAAAGGCATTACCATTTCATGCATCAACTCGTATTAGATTAAAGAATATCGGTCAAATTAAAGATGTTAAAAAGAATACTATTGGTATGAAAATGAAAGCTCAAGTCATTAAAAATAGACTTGGACCACCTATGAGACACGCAGATTTCGAATTATATTTTGAAACTGGTATTGATAATGAAGGTAGTTGGTTACAGGTATTAAAAGATCATAAACTTGTGAAACAGGGTGGAGCGTGGTATACAATGCTTAATCATAAAGGTGAAGAACTTAAATTTCAATCTAAAGATTGGTCAAAACAACTTACTGATATTGAATTTAAAGAATATTGTTATAATTTAATTTGTGATAAAATGATTTTAAAATATGATAAGAATTTCGGTATTGATGATGTAGTTGTGGAAGAGGAATTTAGTGAGTAATGCAAAGTATTTATCTATATTTGAGGAAATAAAGAAAAAAGGTGGCTCATTAGACGAAGGTGAACCTAACGATAAGGTACTTATAATAGATGGCTTAAATACTTTTATTAGAGTATTTAGTGTTATACCAACTACCAATGATGATGGTATTCATGTTGGTGGAATAGTCGGTTTTCTAAGAAGTATTGGTTACACCATAAATATGATTAGGCCTACTCGAACTATCATAGTATTTGATGGGAAGGGTGGGTCTACTCATCGTCGCAAATTATATCCAAAGTATAAAGATAAACGTAAAACAAAATATAGAGTAAATCGTTCATACGACTTCGCATCTCCTGAAGATGAGAAACAGAATATGATAATGCAGTTACAGAGAATAGTTGAGTATTTAGAGACACTACCTGTAACTGTTTTGTCCTATGATAATATTGAGGCTGATGATACGATAGGTTATCTTTGTAGACAAGTTCTTACTGAATCAGAAATTATAGTTATGTCTACAGATAAAGATTTTCTTCAGTTGGCAAATGCTAGAATTAAAATATGGAGTCCGACTAAAAAGAAAATGTATGATGAGAAAGCTGTGTTAGATGAATATGGTATAACATCTCATAATCTTATTTGGTATAGAGTATTAGATGGTGATAAATCAGATAACATACCTGGTGTAAGAGGTTTAGGATTAAAAACTATACAAAAGAAATTACCGTTTTTGAGTGAAAATCGTATAGTTGAGATGGATGAAGTTATTACAGAATTACCAGAATCAAAAGATGTTATAGAATTAAATTATAAATTAATGCAATTATCAGATGTACATATAACTGGTTCAACTAAAACAAAAATAATTGAAAAAATGCGTGAACCTATCAATAGATTAATAAAGTTTAAATTTCAAAAAATGTTTTTAGAGGATAAGTTATTTACTGCACTACCTAATGTAATAAGTTGGTTAGCAAATACATTTAATCAATTGAATCATTATGCTGAGAAAACGCATGAGTAAAGAGTATAAGAAAGTATTACCATTAAAAGATAATGAAAAAGTTATAGATCAAATCGGTTGGTTACCTTTATCTGTTGTTGAACCTACAAGGAAGACTAAAAAAATATGGAAAAATGCTTATTTAAATGACGGATTAGATGAACAACGTAGGAGTGAAGAAGCAAAGTATTTAAGTGGATTGGGATTTAGTGAATTCCACGCGGGTCTAACAGAAGATATAATACATTACTGGTCAGTAGTTGATAGTGTAGTAGTTGATCCATTTGCAGGTAGGGCTACAAGAGCATTTGTAACTACTAAGTTAGGTAGAAAATATTATGGTTATGATATATCACCTAAGACAGTTGAAAGAGTTAAAAAACATTTAGACAGTTACAACATTGACACTACTATTTATTTAGAGAATGGTTGTGAAATGAAACATACTGCAAATGATTTTGCAGATTTAGTTATGACTTGTCCACCGTATCATCAATTAGAAAAATATGAATCTGTTGAAAATCAACTATCAGATATAAAAGATTATGAAACGTTTTTAGGAATGTTAAAGGTATGCGCAGTAAATATAAAAAGAGTTTTAAAACCAGGTGGATTTTTAGTTTGGGTATGCGCAGATTGGAGAGATAGTAATGAGTTTCGTTCATTTCATACTGATTCAATTAGAATGTTTAAGAATGTAGGATTAAAGTATCACGATATAATAGTGATGAAAAATAAAAGTCCGTTTGCTAGTATGCAGATTGGTAAAGTAGCCGCAAATAGATATACAAGTAAAATTCATGAATATATTTTAGTGTTTAGAAAAGAGGGAGAATTGAAATATCCGTCAGAACATATAAGAAAACAAGTAAGTAAATGGTGGTAAAATGAGTGAAACATTAACACACTTCGGAACATCATTTCAATCTAAGATTATAGCATCGCTTTTATTAGATGTAAAATTTATTCAAACTATTAGTGATATATTAGATTCATCTATGTTTGATTCTGATTCTAATAAATGGTTAGTTAAAACAATTAGAGATTATTATTATGAATATAAAAAACAACCGACACTTGAAGTTTTAAAATTTAAAGTTGATGAAATAGAGAATGATATATTAAAAGTCGGAGTCGTAGATAAATTAAGAGAAGTTTGGAAAAATGTAGAGGCTACAGATTTAGAATTTGTTCAATCTGAAACATTAGATTTTTGTAAAAATCAAACATTAAAAAGTGCAATCTTAGAATCAGTTGATTTATTAGAAAATAAAAATTATGAAGGTATAAAAACTATTATTGATGAAGCGATGAAGGCTGGTACTACAAGAGATTTAGGACATGATTATATTACATCGTTAGAAGAGAGATTAACGAAGTCAGCGAGAGATACTATAAAAACACCCTGGGATGTTATTAATGAAATAATGGATGGTGGATTAGGTACTGGTGAATTAGGTGTTATAGTAGCACCAGCTGGTATAGGTAAATCTTGGACATTACAAGCTATAGGAGCTGGAGCGTTAAAGAATAAAAAATCTATTGTACATTATACATTAGAATTAAACGAGAATTATGTTGGTTTAAGATATGACTCTATTTTTAGTGGAGTAACAACTTCAAATGTTAAGTATTATAAAGAAGATGTTGAAAAAAAGATATCAACTCTTGGTGGTAAATTATTAATAAAATATTTTCCAACAAAGGCAGCTTCAGTTCAAACAATAGGATCTCATTTAAAACAAATAGAATTAAGTGGTAATAAACCAGATTTGGTTTTAGTTGATTATGCGGATATAGTAAAACCTACGGGACAATTTAGAGAAAAACGACATGCGATTGGTAATATATATGAAGATTTAAGAGGACTTGCAGGTGAAGTAGAAGTTCCAATATGGACAGCTTCACAAGCGAATCGTTCAGCGTTAGAAGAAGAAATTATTGGTGCAGATAAAGTTGCTGAAGATTATTCAAAGGTTATGACTTCAGATTTTGTTATGAGTATGAGTAGAAAAGTAGAAGATAAAATAGCTAATACTGGTAGATTCCATATAATTAAAAACAGATTTGGTATAGATGGAGTTACATATCCATCTACTATTAATACGAATATTGGTCAAGTTCAGATATATGAAGGTAGTAGTCAGTTTGGTAAAGAAGCACAAAGTAAAATGGATAACAAAGAAGAATTTTTAAGAAAAGAATTAGCTAACAAATATAAAGATATGGAAAATAAAGTAGAAGGATTTGAATAAATTGTGATTTTAGTTTTGTATATATTATATTTATGATTGTTACACGATTAAGATTACAACGTAGGAGTTAAATGAATGGTTAAATTTCAGTTATCAGAAAATTTTATAGATAAGTATAAAAGAAAAAGACCACCCTTCGGTTTCAATGGATTAGGTGAATTAGTTTATATGAGAACATATTCTCGTATTAAAAAAAATGGTAAAAATGAAAGATGGTGGGAAACTGTTCGTAGAGTTGTAGAAGGTACATATTCTATGCAGATGTACTGGATTGAATCTCATAAGTTAGGTTGGAA